GTCAACAAATAGCGGTGGAGTTGGAACAAATACTCCAATATCTTCAGCAATTAATCTAAAACTTGAATGCTTGAAATTAGCGGTAAAAATCGCTATACACAATGGGGCTATTGGCAATATCATTTTGGAAGTTGATCCGATTACCCAATTAGCAGATAAGTTCAATAATTATTTGATCAAAAAATAATAGTCCGCCAGGTGGACTGATTTGATAGGGTGATTATGAGTAAGCCAAATAAATATAATAGTGACGGCACTAAAGTGATTGATGGATCAAATCCGGCATCGCCATTTATAAATTATGTAAAAGTCTCAACGCGAATGAATCGTAGAAGCAGACGCCGGCGCCGTGCAGAATTACGCAGAGATAAAAATAAGAAATGGTGAGCAAGAATAATTCAATTATATTAATCGCAAGAAAAGACGTATAAGAATGACGGAAGATAAAAAACAATGAGATTGACAAAAATATCAGACTTGGAAAATAAATATATTCCGTCTTTGGGCGATCTGGTTATTATTGCTGATGCTGATAATTCCAATAAAGCCAAAAGTATTACAGTTGCCAATTTATTAGGATTGGCTCAAAATACCCCATGTAAATATTGTGGCTCTCGAGGCAAGTTTGATGTTCGCGGTAATTGTGGCGCTTGTGGAGCGCCGATAACTAAATGAATGATCCCATTATTGGTGATGGCTGTACCTTATATACCGGTGACTGCATTGAAATTGCAAAAACATTACCGAATCAATCCATTCATTGCGTGATCACATCTCCGCCATATTGGGGATTGCGCGACTATAAAGTTGACGGTCAGTTTGGATTAGAGCCAACCCCTGATTTATATGTCCAGCATTTAGTTGAATTATTCCGAGAAATCAAGCGGGTATTGAAAGATGATGGAACGGTTTGGTTGAATTTGGGAGATAGTTACGCCAGCAATTGTTCGAGGGCGAGTAATGGAGGAAGGGCAGGGTTTGGAACACCGAGAGAAGGTGTATTTGATAGAGACGCAAATGGATTAAAAGATAAAGACCTTATCGGAATCCCCTGGCGTGTCGCCTTCGCATTACAACAACCTTATATATTGCATGACTGTATAAAAAATGATGTTGATAAAGCATGGTTGGCAGCAATGTTTGATGGAGAAGGTTGCATCGGAATACGCAGATTTGATTCTTACAGGAAAGAGAAAAAACAGATATATCAAGATGGATTTGTTGCCTATACGGTAGTAACTAATAATGACATTATATTACTTGAAAAATGCGTGAGAATTACCGGAAAGGGAAATGTTAAATTAAAACAGAGTGCGGGTTCAACTGACGGTAGGGGAATTGTATCTCGCAGAGATAGTTATGGGTGGAGATTGGATGGTAATGATGCTATTAATGTTATCAGGGCAATATATCCATATCTAATAGCAAAGCGCAAACAGGCGTGTCTTGCTTTTACACTTGATGTAATTCATAAGAATAAGCAAAGGATGGATGGTAAAGTTCCAAAGGATATTCAAGATAAAAAGGCATTTCTATTTGAATCAATAAAGAAATGTAATCAGCGAGAAAAATTTGATTTACCTAATTGGATAGAGGAACCAAAACAAAAGATTGAGGATGGATGGTATTTACGATCCGATATTATTTGGGCAAAAAGAAATTGCATGCCCGAATCGATGAAAGATAGACCTACCCGAAACCATGAATACATATTTTTATTGACGAAATCAGCAAATTATTATTATGATTATCAAGCAATATTAGAACCCGCCACACTATCGGCTATCAAGAGAATAAAAAATAGTTGGAATGGAACGGATGATTCTGAACTAAGAAAATTAAGAAGTAGTCCACAAAAAACAGGTGATAAACCAATGGGGAACAGATGGTTAACGAGAGGATTTAAAATAAAAGAACAAATAGATAATCAACAGCACCACGGTCAAGATATTGAAACTAATATGATGCGTAATAAAAGAGATGTCTGGTGGGTGGCCACAAAACCATTCAAGGAAGCGCATTTTGCTGTATTTCCCGAGGATTTGATTAAACCATGCGTATTAGCTGGATGCCCACAGGGGGGGGTAATACTCGATCCTTTCAATGGGGCGGGAACAACCGGAGTTGTGGCTTTGAAATATGGCAGGAACTATATAGGCAGTGATATTAATCCTGCGTATATAGATATGAGCAATAACAGAATAAAGAAATCACAACAACAAATGAGATTTAAAATATAAATATGAATGAAGATAACATTCAAACAATAAAACAAATTCCGATATCAGAACAGATGAAAGAAATGGGTTTCTGGCCGTGCAGATTTTGCTGTAATAGAAAATGGGATGCTTATCATGGTCCCCAAGAAAAAGTTTGCCCAAAGACCAAGAAGTCAAGAAAAAGAGCGGAAATAAAGGATAAGAATAAATGAAAGGAATATTCAGAGCACTTTTTAATGCATTCATAGCACTATTTATGACAATAGTGTTTCTTGGTGGAGCCGGCCTAATTAGAAATATAGGTCCTATTCCGTGGTGGTTTTATGTGCTTATGATAATTTTGTTCATGTACATGAATTATAACGAAAAATAATTGATTTATTTAAGGTGCGGGGGAATAAAAGATATATAATTTATAAATGTCACAAAAAATAGAATTCAAGGCTTATCTTCCGCCGATCCAGACTGCTATAATGGTTAGTGGGGATGGTGATTTACTGCAAGTAAAATTCAATGTAAATCTTAAAATATCCCCCAATGCTGTCAGACTGTTAATGTTGACTGGCAAACGATTAAATATTACAGTAAGGGAATTACCAGAATCATTAATTAATAATAATGCCAAAGAAACAAAAGATAATCAAAATAAAGGTAAAAAGCGAAGACGGAGATTCCCTTACCGAGATTGAGTTTACTGTTGACGAGTGGGCATTAATCAACGCGTACTTTGATGAGAACATGAATCAGACGCGGGCCTACCTAAAAGTCCACCCGAATTCTAATTACGATTCTGCAAAAACAAACGCATGTAATATTTTTACAAAGGCTAACATGCGTGCTGAAATAACCAGGCGACTGAAAGAACAAGCCATGTCAGCCGATGAAGTTTTGTCGCGTTTAGGGCAAATGGCAAGAGCTACTCAGCAACCATTTATAAAAGTGGCTGATGATGGCTTTATTTATTTCAATTTCGCTGATCCCGAAGCGCAAAAGAATTTACACCTGATCAAGAAAATAAAGACAAAACGCGAGCGCCATATCGAGGGGCGTGGCAAGGAAGCCGAGGAATGGGAGGGGGAATGGGTTGAAGTTGAATTGCATGACGCGCAAGCAGCACTGGATAAGATCGGTAAATATCACCGTTTATTTGCTGAAAAGGTTGAACCGGCGGAAGTTCCGGTTCCGATAGCAATGAATTTACCGGCTGAGCTGATATCGCCTGATTTCCTGGTTTCACACCGCGCCATCTTATCAGGTAAATATTCCGAATTTTTGGAATATGGTGGCCGTGGCTCTACCAAATCATCCTTTATCAGTTTGGAATTGATATGCCTTTTGGTAAATAATCCCACATTCCACGCATTGGCAGTCAGGCAGGTTGCAGACACGATGCGGACCAGTGTTTACGATCAAATCAATTGGGCAATTGACATCTTGGGTTTAACCGATAAATTCAAATGTACGACAAGTCCGTTGGAAATTACCTATCTGCCAACAGATCAAAAGATTTATTTTAGGGGCGCCGATGACCCAATGAAGATAAAATCGGTCAAGCCTAAGTTTGGGGCAATTTCAATACTTTGGTTTGAAGAGACCAGCGAATTCAGGGGAACTGATGCAATCCGTAATATTACCCAAAGCGCTATCCGTGGCACAGATAAAGCATTTATCTTCAAATCCTGGAACCCGCCACGCACATCCGGTAACTGGATCAATAAATATCTGCTTATCCCAAAAGAAAACCAATACCGCCATAAATCGGATTATCGTAATGTTCCTCAGGAATGGCTGGGCAAAGTATTTATTGAAGAAGCCGAGCATTTAAAAGCAACCAACTTACCCGCTTATGAACATGAATACCTGGGTGAAGTCAATGGCTTGGGCGATCAGATATTCGAGAACCTGCAGATCCGCGCGATAACCGACAAGGAAATAGAACAATTCGATAATATTATGGATGGCTTGGACTTTGGCTTTTTTCCGCACCCGGCCCATTACGCAATCGTGCATTATGATGAAACCAGACACATTCTTTATGTTTTGGGTGAAGTCAGAAAGTGGAAGACATCAAACCGGGATATGTATGATGCTATGATCAAATACGGTTATAGCAATGACCGCTTGCTCATCTGTGATTCCGCAGAACCCAAGTCAGTAAGTGATTTCAGGGAATATGGGGCAAACTCACGTGGAGCTGAAAAAGGACAAGATTCTGTAAAATATTCGATCAAATGGATGCAGAGTTTGGCCACCATTGTTATTGATCCCGCCAGGACACCTTACACAAACGAAGAGTTAACAGATTATGCCTATGAAAGAACGAAAGATGGCGAGATATTGGAGGCTTATCCACGTGAAAAGGATGACGCCTTGGCAGCCATAAGATATGCAACTAATTTAATTTGGCGGCGCCGGGGAAAATAACGGCTAAGATAAATGTATAATAATAAAAGCAGTGATCTTATAAATCAGGGTAACTAAAATGTTTCAGAAAATATTGCAATGGATAAGGGAGCAACTTAATAAAATGATCAATCAAACAAATGTTAAACAAGCTTTACGCATTGATATTGCCCTATCGGCATCAATGGCCGAGGCATTGCAAAAATGGTCGAAGATGTATCAAAATCAAGCGGATTGGCTATCCAAGGATATTCACAGTCTCGATCTACCAGCTGCCATTGCCGGTGAAATAGCCAGGGCAGTTACTATCGAAATGAAAGTTGATATTTCCGGTTCCGAGCGCGCCAATTATTTGTCTTCTCAATTTGAACAGGTATTAAAACAAATGCGCGAAAGAGTGGAATATGGATGCGCCAAGGGCGGGTTGATGATCAAACCTTATCCCATGGGTAATAATATCGGCGTAGATTATGTTCAAGCTGATTGTTTCTTTCCAGTTTCTTTTGATCCCAATGGAAATATTGTTGCCTGTGTATTCAGCGATCAAAAACAGATTGGCGATATATATTACACGCGTCTTGAATTTCATACCATGATTGAGAATGGATGCGTGATCAAAAATAAGGCATATCGGTCAACTTCCCGGGATTCATTGGGCAATGAAGTAAGTCTGGCTTCCGTTGAAGCATGGAAAGACCTTGAACCAGAAGCAACCATTACCGGGATTGATAAGCCTTTATTTGCCTATTTCAGATTCCCCTTGGCTAATAATATTGATACTACAAGTCCTTTGGGTGTGAGTTGTTATGCCAGGGCAGCTATTTCTGGAACTAATGGCAAATGCCTAATCCAACAAGCCGACGAACAATGGTCACGCTTGTTATGGGAATTCGAAAGTGGTGAACGTGCTTTATATGCCGATGTTACTGCTTTTAAAAAGGATACAGATGGCAAATCAATACTCCCCACGAAACGACTTTATCGTGCTTTGAATGGAACCTCAAATATTGGTGATAATCCAGAAGGTTTATTCAAGGAATGGACGCCGACTTTACGTGAAACTAATATCCTTAATGGCCTGGATGCCATTTTACGGAAGATAGAATTTTCTTGCGGATTGGCTTATGGGACTTTGAGTAATCCGCAGACAATTGACAAGACGGCCACGGAACTTAAAATCGGACAACAACGTTCCTACGCCACAATTACCGATACTCAAAAATCACTCGAGGATGCGTTAGAACAACTTATTTACGCTATGGATATTTGGGCAACACTGGAAAAACTCGCACCAGAGGGAGATTATGAAACCGTTTATGATTTTGATGATTCTATAATTGTAGATGCCGATGCTCAATTTCAACAAGATTTACGATTAGTCACAGCCGGGGTTATTGGAAAAGTTGAATTTAGAATGCGTAATTTTGGCGAAGATGAAAAAACCGCAAAGAAGAAAATTGCCGAAATTCCAGTCGAACAACCAACGGGATTTTTTAATCAAGGTGCTTAATGCCATATTCTGTACATAGATTAAAGGGCAGCAAGATCAGAGTGATAAACAGAAATACTGGAAAAGGTAAAACTTTTCGTAGCAAGGCGGCTTTTAGACGATGGAATCGTGTAGCAGAAGCGGTCAAACATGGACTCAAACCAAAACATTAAATGCTAACTCTTGCCCAATTCGATGCCATAAGCAACCCAATTGTCAACTTATATGAGCAGTATATCCAAAGCGTCTTAAATGACATTGCCCGCAGATTATCAAAGATGCCAATGACTGCAACTGCGGCTTGGCAAATGCAGAGATTAACAGAATCGGGTAAAGTTTATGAAAACGCCTTGGATGAATTGAGTAAAGTCACTGGAAAAAGTAAAGCAGAATTACAATCATTATTTGAAAGTGCCGGCGTTAAGACATTAAAATTTGATGATTCAATCTATAAAGCAGTCGGTTTAAATCCATTGCCTTTGAATCTATCACCTGCATCAATTAATTTGCTAAAGGCGGGATTGGAAAAAACGGATGGCATTATTCGCAATCTAACCATGACAACGGCCATGAGCGGACAGGAAGCATTTCTTAACGCTGCCGACTTGGCATATATGCAAGTTTCAAATGGCACTATGAGTTATGATCAGGCGATCAGATCCGCAGTAAAACAAGTGGCCAGTGATGGTTTAAGTATTATTGATTATGCCAGTGGGAAACAGGATAAATTGGATGTGGCTATGAGGCGCACAGTTTTAACAGGGGTTGCACAGACAACCGGCCAACTCCAATTAACAAGAGCCAATGAAATGAATGTTGACCTGGTGCAGACTTCCGCACACGCAGGAGCGCGACCAACACATCAAATTTGGCAAGGGCGGGTATTCAGTCGATCCGGGTCAAGTTCAAAGTACCCTGATTTTGTTTCGTCAACTGGTTATGGATTAGTCGATGGTTTATGCGGGATTAATTGTCGGCATAGTTTCTACCCATTTTTTGAAGGTATCAGTGAAAATGCCTATAATAAAGTTGATCGTGAAAATACGGCCAATGAAAAGGTAACATTAGATGGCAAAGAAATTAGCCAATATGATGCATCTCAAATACAACGATCGATTGAACGCAAGATCCGCGACTGGAAACGGCAGGCTGGCGCCATGGAAGCGGCCGCACTTAATAATGAATTTGAAATTGCCAAAATCAGGGAATGGCAAGCCAATATGAGATCATTTATTAACCAAACAGATTTACAAAGACAACGAATAAGGGAACAAATATGAAAGATCAAAATGATTTAACCGGCAAGAAATTTGGAAAATATACTGTGATCAAAAAAGCGGATGTGGTGGCCAGTCATCCCTCGGCATGGGTTTGTTCTGGCGAAAATGGCGGAATAGTAATCAAAAGTAGTGCGTCCTTGATCAGGGAAGATAATAAATCCAATGGTCATAATAACGGCGGTATGTTCAAAAAACATCGTCGGTCAAGAAAAAACCGTGAGTAAAGAATTCAATTCTTTCCTGTCCTTGATATATTCATTTTGTAAGCAGTTTATTGCTTGGTACGATCGCGAGGTAAAGAAAAGTAGATAGTTATTTATTTGATCCGCACAATAGAAGCAGACTAAGGAGCAAAAATGTTAACGATTAAGATTATTGGCGAAGACGGCGTTCAGATTGTCAAAGAGGTTAAGTCAATTATGGCTACCCCTGATCACGATAACCCGAATTATTTCAAACGCGTTTCTTATTGGGAACCTGGCGTTAAATCTTTTGATGAATATCATGTGAGCCATGGAAAAGTTTATGTTATGAATGATGGCGGAAAAACTGTTGCCGATTACATGATGACGCCATCCACCGAACCAACAACAGTAATGGCAAAGAAAAAATAATTAATTAAATTTGTGCGGATCAAATAAATGCTCATCGAAAGTGCTATAATATTTATATTGCGGGATGGAGCTCTGGTAGCTCATTGGCTTCATACACCAAAGGTAATGGTTCAACCCCATTTCCCGCAACAAAAGAGTATAAAAATTTTAAGATAAATAAATAATTACAGCATCACGCTTTTGGGTGGGGTGCAAATCATAAGATAGGACGGGAAAACGCCATGTCTTTCAGGATAGCCTGAGTGACATGGTTTTTTTATTGGTTATCCGCGAAACCTAAAAGGCGCGGGCATCAGGTGGTAGAGACCACCTAAAATAACTTAGATACGAAAAAAAAGGAATAGGTAAAAATGAACAAGAAAGATTTGCAGAAACTTGGATTTACGGACGAGGCTCTTGAAAAAGCAGGACTTAAGCCTGAAATATTGGATGAAATTATTGTCCTGCATGGCAAAGACATTGAAGCCAAAAAAACAGAACTTCAAACTACCAAAGACGAATTGACGGCCGTCCAAGGTCAACTTACAGAAGCCAATAAGACCATCGAAGGGTTCAAAAAACTTGACCCGGAAGGAATTAAACAAGCCTCCAAGGATTGGGAAACAAAAGCCAAAGACTGGGAGAAAAAAGCCGGTGAAGCCAAAACCGAAGCCGACAAAAGAATTGCCGATATGAAGTTCGACCAAGCCTTATCAGATTCCCTTAAAGAAGCAAAAGTCAAAGACCCGACTGATGTTATTCCTCATCTAAAAAAGGATATGTTAAAGTTGGGTGATGATGGAAAGTTTGTAGGATTAACCGAACAATTAGACGCGTTGAAAAAATCCAAAGATTACCTATTCGAGACTGATGGAAAAACCCCCAAGATCGTTGCCGGGGGAAATAATAAAACTGTTATTGGTGATCCGGTGATTGACGCTGCCAGGAAAGCAGCTGGATTGCCGGTCGAAGGAGAAAATAAAAAATGACCCAAGATTTAAGTGCTGCATTAGTAACTAAATTTCAACCGATTCTGGATGAAATTTATAAATTAAATTCGCTGACCGCACGTATGGACAGTCTATCCAAGCCAATTGATTTCGCGGGTGCAAATACCGTGAAGATATTCAAAACCACCATGGGAGGATTAGGTAACTTTGCTCGTGGTGCTGATTATCCTGCCGGGGAAATTGCCGGTTCGTGGGAAGCCTTGACCTTAGCCGCTTCCCGCGCCCGCCAGTTGAAGGTCGCCCGTATGGATGATGAAGAAACTTTGGGCATGGCATTCGGCACTGTTGCCGGAGAATTCCTACGCACGAAAGTAATCCCAGAAGTTGATGCCTACCGCTTTGCGAAATATGCTTCAACTTCCAGTATTGGCACAACCACCGGCGCAACTCTTTCAAGTTCAACAGTTCTAGCTGCCCTTGATGTGGGAAAAGCCGCTATTCGTGCCGCCGAGTGTCCCCTGAACGAATGCTTACTCTTTGTCTCCGATGTTGTTCAAGGTTATCTGGAAGCCGCGGTTACTCGCATGTTGGGTAACGACAATACCGTAAATCGACTCGTGACTATTCTTGATAGTATGCCGGTCATCACTGTTCCGCAAACCCGCTTCTATACCATCATTGATCTTGAAGCCGGAGCCACTGCTGCCGCCGCTGGACACTATTCTAAAAATGCAAGCGGTAAGGATATTAACTTTATGATTATCCATCCACCGGCTGTTATTCAGGTCAAGAAACAGGAACTGACCAAAATTTTCAGTCCTGATGAAGTGCAGAATTCGGATAATTGGCTGTTCGATTATTCCATTTATCACGATGCCTTTGTCCTTGATAATAAGGTCAGCGGCGTTTATCTGCACAAGAAAGCCTAATTAAGAAATCAATATTATTGCCATCCAGTCTATACCGGATGGCAATATATAAGGAGTAAAACCATGAAATTGTATAAAGATGGAATTGTCAGAATTACCGAAAGTCAGACAATCATCAATGAATTGAAACGCGCTGGCTATAAAGAACTTGATGAGAAATCAGGCTCATTCGGAAAATCAAAACCTGCGGAAGAAGTGGTTGAAAAGCCCGTCGAGAATCAAGATGAGAACGTTAAAAGCGATCAACCAGAAAAACCCGCCGGTGGAATCTTTGGTAATCGCGGAGGTGGATAATGAGCAATGATTTAAAACCTATTGAGGGCAGTGATTGGCTCAATGACATTCGAGATAATTTCAAAGAATTAAATGGTGGCGTTGGCAATGCCTACTTCGCCATCCAAGCCACAGAAGCATTCTATGATAAATTCATGGAATCCCACGATGTGACCTATCTGGACGGAAGCAAGGCAGTTCATAATACCATTCAAGCGGCTATTGATGCAACTTTGGCCAACCGCGGCGATGCGGTGTATGTGATCGGAGAGTGGGCAATCACTGTTCCAATTTTGCTCAATAAATGGGGAACGGCGCTAATAGGATCAACCCTGTGGAATAACCTAATGGGCGGTGGTAATTCAAATATCACCTGCACTGGCGAAGCCGTCTCAGTCGTCAATGTCACGAAAGCTAAAACCCTCATTGAAAATCTGGTGCTTTATATGAACGGCATAGGAACAACGAAAGGCATTGAATATAGTGGCTCAGCTCCATCGCAATCTGTTCTGCGCAATCTCGCCATTATTAAGAATGGTGGCGATGACGCTGAAGGGCAGGGGATTAAATTTACTACTGTACCAACTCGAAGTTGTTTTTCTGACTTGTTCATTTCAGGAAATACTTCTGGGGCAAAAAGACTTAATCAAGGAATTCTGGGAGCCTCATATTCTTGCGTATTCAAGCGCATTGTCATCGGTCGAACGGCGTATCAGGCAATTTACAATGTCGGCACATCGAATGACCTTTATGATGATGTGACCATCCTTCCATCTTGTAGTGTTGGAATGGAAATTGGTGGTGTAGATGCCGCCAGTTCTTTAATCAAGCATTGCCATAACTTAGCGGCCACCCCAGGAACCAGCACGGCAATAATTTCACAAAGTTACATCGCCGGTTTATCGGCCTATACTGGTTAGTTTAGGAAGTTAAAAGGATTTTGAAGCAATGAGTGCATACGCAGACTATACCTATTACACGGCTACTTATCTCGGAACACTCATTGCTTCTACTGATTTTGCGCAATTGGCTTTACGTGCATCCGCAGTAATAGATCAAATCACATTCGATAGAGTTGCTGCGATCATCCTGGCAAACACTGAAACAGCAACTATTGATTTAATAAAAAAGGCCACTTGCGCAGTGGCCGAAGAAATACAGAAAAACGATGCCAGTGGTAGTAATGGTGGCGGGATAAAATCAGAATCGATCGGTAGTAATTCCGTCACTTATATAGATGGCGCCAAAGCAACATTATTGGATGAAGTTAAATTATCTAAAGCCGCAAAACTTTATCTTGGAAATACTGGATTAATGTTCACTGGCTTTGAAAGCGGCGAATATGGGGGTGAATTAGATGAGGACTAATGCGAATTTAACTATTTATAATAAATACATATTAAACGGATCAGAAAAATATCAACGTACACAAATCGGTGCGTTGGGTAGTTTTAGTGTCGAGTGGGAAAACCGGAAGGCAAGTAATGTAATTAAATCAGGTTTGCTGGCTGCTGATAGCGTTGTGGTTTATATCACTTTTGCGCAAGGTTCTAATCATCTTAATCCTAAAGCATGGTTGGCATTAACAACCAAAACTGGAAAATGGACACTGGCAGTTGGTGATGTAATTGTCAAAGGTTTAGTGACGGATGAAATCCATGATGCGATTGTGGGTCCACCGGCAGTTCCCGCGTTTACCATGACAAATCTAAAAGCACTCTATGATGATGTGGTAACGATAAAATCGGTAGATACTTTTGATATGGGATCACTGGCTTTGCAACATTGGAAAGTGAGCGCACAGTAATGACCGGACCTATTATTGAAACCCCAAGGGGCAAGATTATCATTAATGAGCCAAATATGAAGGCTCAATTGATTTGGGATCCAAATTTTCAACCTAAATGGCAATCGCACTATTCCAATGCGCAAAAGTTCGTTGATTCAGAAGTGTTAAGACTTTGCGAGCCATATACCCCACTTTTAACTGGCATGATGATAAAGTCTGGCATTTTAGGTACGGATATTGGCAGTGGGGTTGTAATGTGGATAGCTCCATATAGTCATCGCCAATATTACAGTCCCCGCGCACCAGGATCGCAGACAGGTCCGCTCCGTGGTCCACACTGGTTTGAGCGCATGAAGGCAGTAAGTGGACAAACAATTATCGCGGGTGCGCGAAAGATTGCTGGAGGTACTGCGTGAGCATTCTCGAATCTATACAAACCTATATAAAAACTTATGGTAGTTTAGCAACCAATGCGCCGGTATTAATTGATTTTCTTGGGCCTGATCCAGTCGGTTATTCCATCGTTTCTTTGCCAGGCGCTAAGATAGTCGAGCAATATATTAATGGCGGTAGCAAACGTGAATTTCCTTTTGCAATTCAAGTAATGTTTTCAACTGCCGATGATGCAACCAGACTTGAAAATTTAGGTGCATTGGAAGCACTTGCAGATTGGTTGGAAAGCCAAACACTTGCTGGTGTTTTACCAACCTCTCTCGGTACAGGACGAACAGCAGAAAAAATAGAAGCATTGGACCACGCTTTTTTATATGAGCAAGGTCAATCGGAAACTGGTATATATTCTATTCAATGTAAATTAACTTATGATCAGGAGCCATAAATTTGAAAATAACATTATGGATACCGTCTGCCGATAGTTCCGCGCGTTGGCCATGCGTTCAATCGTGGTGGGACCTAGAAACGCCAGACAATATCAAATTGAGATTAAAGAGAACGGGTCCCAACAACGTCAAATATTCGTGGAATATGGCGGTGGCTGAATTTCTTAATAGCGGTGATGATTGGCTTTTATCCTGGCATAGTGATGTCGTGGGCGATCCTAAAACCTTGATGCGCCTTTTATCTTGGGATAAACCCTTGGTCTCAGCATTAATTTTCATGCGAACTTGGCCGGTCATGCCTCATATCTGGAAAGCATATCCAAAAGATGATTCGATCATGTCCCCACGAATAAAAGACACGCGCGCTTGGTTCAAAAAACACGCCGAATATATGGGAAGGCGAGATCCATTTGTTATCGATCCACGCCCTGATGATGCCCTTGTAAATGTTGATTTTACATCGACATCATGTGTATTGATCCATCGTTCGGTTTTGACGGAAATGCACAAAGAGAATAAAGGCGCATGGTTCAAATGGGATGATGATTTTGAAGGTGGAGGTGAAGATCGTAATTTTTATCAACATGCAAAACTGGCTGGATTTGATGCTTACGTAGATCGTTCCTGTGTGATGGGCCATCTGGTTGGTGATATTCCAACGTCGGCCGCCGATTTTTTCACGTGGGATTATGTGTCAACTGTTATTGGGACGGGCGAACCGCCCCATGAAATTGTAAAATAAATTTAGACAAGGAGTAATAAAATGAAAAATGTTAAAGTAAAGCGTTCACAAATTGCGACTTTTGTAAATACATCCTCGACCACTGGCGCGTCATATCAGTTACTCGGTGTGGGTGTTGTAACCGGTAAGGTCGCGATGAACCCAAAGATAACCGAGGAAACATACATTCACGAGGATTCAGCAACAAAAATAGTAGAGTCCTATGCGCCGACTTTGCCTATTGAAATGACGGCCCATGCAGGCGAACCCATTTTTGATTACATTGATAATCTACGCCAAAATAGAGCAGTATTGGATGATGCGGTAACGGACATTGTTAACGTGAACTATTATCAATCCTCAAATACCAGTGGTTACCCGGCTGAGAAACAGAGCGTAGCTATCTCAATTGAGGATGGTCCCGGTGGTGATGGTGGTTCCCCTGCAAAAATTAGTTTCACATTTAACTATGTTGGTAATGGCTTATCTGGAAGATTTAACGTTTCAAGCAATTCTTTTTACGCTAATTAAATAATTCATAATCCCGCCGTATTTGATTTAACGGCGGGAAATATTGAAAGGAGCATATTATGAAACTAAAACGTGGAAACGATATTATTGATGTACCTGAAAATAAGGTTGTGTTTTTTATCCATGCCGGATATGTCAAAGTTGAAAATGTAGCAACTTCAAAAAAATCAAGGGAATCTGAAGATACACCCGCCCCAAAAGAAAAAAGCGCATTTGATAATTTACTTAATCGGAAGAGGGAGGAATAATGGATTCTATCCGTGTTGAAACCGGAATAAAAAGAATTCAAATAAATGACGGCCCGGAGTTTATTGAATTCAATCCATCCGATGTTGTTTTTGCTGAACGTTTTTACCAACTTATCAAGGATTTTGAGATCAAACAAAAAGAGTATGAAGTTCGAAGCCTTGAAATTGAAAAAATTACCGGCAAAGATGAAAATGGTATTCCTAATAATCTTCCCGAAGGATTGGCATTGATCCGTGAGGTCTGCGAGTTTCTTAAGGAAAAGATTGATGTTCTGTTTGGAAAAGGAACAAGCAAAAAAGTGTTCGGTGATGCTTTGAATTTGAATATGTTCGAACAATTTTTTAGTGGGATAACCCCATTTATCCAAGTAACCAGGGAAGAAAAAATAGCCCAATACATACCTACGAAAACCACCGGGAAAGGAAAACGGGCATTGATGAGATGAGTAACATCATTGTCGATACCTTGCCGACTGCCGTAGAAATTGACGGTGTCGAATATCCGCTCAATACTGATTTCCGTTCCTGTCTTCGTATCATCATGGCTTTTGAGGATGACACTTTGACTGATTACGAAAAACAATTAATCATGCTAAAAACACTATATCCAATAATCCCTGCAAATATCGAGGAAGCACTTAAGCAAGGAACAAAGTTTTTAAATGGCGGAAAAGACAATGAACCCAATGATGAAAATGTTCCAACACGCCTATATTTATTTTCTAAAGACAGTAACCTTATTTTTTCGGCATTCAAACAAACCCACAATATCAATTTGCAAAATGAGAAATTGCACTGGTGGGAATTTTTATCTCTATTCATGGATTTAGGAAGCAATACTGCCTTTTGCAACCTTTTAGGTTTACGTAAACGTGTCTATGATGGCACCGCTACAAAAGAAGAAAAACAAGTAGCAGATGAAATGGGCGACATTTTCGATATACCTCAACCGGATTTACGAACTCCCGAAGAGCGTCAGAAAGAATTTGAATTCTTGCAGTTAGTTAATGGAGGTCGTTAATGGCTGGTGGATATGACGGATCCATTAAGATTGATACGAAAATTGATGATAAATCATTTAATCAAGGCATGGCTAAACTTGGTGAATCAATAAAGGGTGCGATTGTAGGGGTTGCCACGGGAATGCTTAAAATTGCAATTGCAGTCGGAAAAATATTTATTGCAATAAGTGCGGCTGTAATTTTTGGATTCTTATTAATCAGAGCAATGTCACAGGCAATCAGTCGGACTTCTGAATATGGAAAGCAAATAGCCCAACTGGAAGTTTTATTTGCTAATTTAAAAGGTGCGATCTACGCCGCATTTTCACCTTTAATCTCTGCCGCACTTCCAATTATTATTATGATCGTAAATTGGTTGACAAGTATGTTAAATAAAATCAGCATGATTGTTGCTGCGCTACTCGGGCAAAAAACAGTCATGCAATATATTGTTGGAAGTGCCGCGACTGCTGCGACTGCCACAGGAAGATTGGCTGGTGAAACAAACAAGGTCGGTAAAGCTGCTAAAGGCGCGCTTGCTGCCTTCGATGAAATAAATGTCCTCCAACAAGAATCTGCTGACAATGCCGAGGCGGGCAATATTCGCGAAGGTGTCATGCAATTTAAGGAAGTGCCAATAACCGCCGGAATATTGGAAACGGTCAATAAGATTAAACAATGGTTCGCGGACGCATGGATATGGATACAACAGGCGTGGAAAGATGTAAGCACTTGGTTTAAAACATGGGTGCTTGACCCATTGGTAGCGGGTTTTACTGAGGCGTGGGCATGGATTATCGGTATCTGGAATGTAGTGGCGCCTTGGTTTAAAACAAATGTAATCGATCCCATTGCTGAAAAGTTGGCATGGTTAATTAAATTAATGATAGAAAATGGCCAACAAATGTATAACGGTTTCATAAAACCATTCACTGACTGGTTCATTGCTTATTTATGGCCAATTATCAGGGGCGCAATGACGATGATTGCCAATAATATTAAATCAAGTTTTGATTTCGTCATCTCTGTTTTTGGAAACGCATTTGTAATGATTGCTGGAATTGTAGGCGCGATTATCACGCAACTTGGCGGGATTATTCAATTTATTACCGGAGTTTTTACTGGTAATTGGAAATTAGCTTGGGAAGGCATTAAAACAATTTTCAAAAGCATATTTGAGAGCATCGGCGCCATTGTTAAAGGTGTAGTAAATACGGTGATCGATTTTATTAATATGATGATCCGCGCCATTGCCACCGGATTGAATGCTGTTATTAATGCTCTTAATACAATCAGGGTAACTATTCCTAAATGGGTCCCGCTTATCGGTGGCAATGTTTGGGGGGTAAATCTGCCAAATGTGCCAACACCACAGATCCCGCGCTTAGCGACTGGTGCCGTGATTCCGCCTAATGCTGCTTATCTTGCAATGGTAGGCGATCAAACTTCGGGTAGAAATATCGAGGCGCCGGAAGCATTAATCAGACAAATCATTCAAGAAGAACTCCCAAGCATAAAAACAGAAGTTTCAATAAACTTTACTGGATCACTGGCTTCCCTTGTCCGTGAATTAAAACCTTACATTGATCAGGAAAATGTACGTATCGGTAATAGTCTTATCAAAAACGGGGCGTCATAATGAGTATTATTATCGACAGCATAACCTACGATATTCCGGTAATTTCACTTAAAAGAAAAGCCGAATTTCTGGATAAGTATGCTGAGCGTACAGTCGATGGAATTCTACACCGGGAATTGATCGGTGTTTATTTTAATTATCAATTGCAATTGGGAGCCACGACCAACACTTCTGAATATGCGGCATTGTGGGCCAAATTAGTCGAGGCGGTCGAATTTCACACTGTGACAGTTCCAGATGAAACCGGAACCCCTTATACATTCACGGCTTATTTTTCCAATGTCGGTGATGAATTAAGGAAAACCAAAAACTCAACTAATTACTGGAAGGGATTGACGGTCAATTTCATAGCGAAGGAACCCGCCGCATGAGTATCACTTATCCTGTTATCCAATTAACCATCGGTGGCACAGTCTTTGAATTTTCGGGTACTAAAGTCATATCAGCCAATCTGATCGAGGAAGTAAATCCGATCAGTGCAGAAATTCCCATTGGAACTATTGAATTCAAGATATTAACTTTAGATGAATCCTTCTCGATGTTTTCAGGTCAATATTTCCAGTTACTTTCAGAGAGACTACCTGTTTTAGTCTATGAAAATATTGATGGCATTAATAGTTTTATCGGTAAGTATTATCTGGAAAAGTGGAAAAATATAAGCGAACACGAATTCGAATTCAAGGCAGTTGATATTATCGGCGTCATGGCTGCCACTGAATACGATGGTGGCTTTTGGTCAGTGCCAACAACACTTGAAACAATTTTAGTCTCGGTATTAAATCCAATCAACGTTTTATATTCGGTTGATGATTCTATAAAAGATGTTGAAATTTCGGGATGGATACCTCCCAGCGATTATCGAGAGGCATTAAAACAAATATGTTTTAGTGCAGGCGCAATTGCAACAACTGCAAGAAGCCAACTATTAAATATCCTGCCAATCACAGTACCAACCGTATTTTATAAATCTGAAATCACGGACGCCAATAAAGGCATAGTTCAACCGTTGGAATTACTGCCACTGGTAACTAATATCGAACTGGTTTCCCATAATTACACACAGGGCGAGGTATTAGAAAATATCTTTGAGAAATATCTCGAGATAGGTTCGCATAAGATTATTTTTGAAAAGCCTTACTACAATATCGTGGTTAATGGGCCTGGTTATGCACCCTCACTTTTTGCAATGGAAGATGATGATTATTTTGTCACTGAAGACGATGAGAATTTTGAAGTTGGTGGTGAATATATCTTTGGTCCGAACTGCCTGTATCTGGAAATGACCACGCCAGGAACAATCACAATTACCGGATATCCTTGGTTGGATAGCAAACGTTCTTTTATTTTCAATGAAACAGGCGTCTCAGAATTTGCAAACAAGAACACATTGACAATTTCTGAGGCAACAATGGTAAGCGCTGATAACGCCCAAATAGTTTTAAATAATGTCCGAGATTATTACCGGCAACGTTATTTTCAGAACATTTTATTATTACCATCCGCAGTCAAGACCAGTGATATTGTTTTTACCAGCACACTCTATCAAAAAAAGATATTGGCCACTGTTCAAAAAATGGATATGAATTTGACGGGTGGTTATCTTTCAAAAGTCGATATACTCGGGATTGAATCTATTAATTATCGGCGACCTCGCGTGGGAGTGGCACTTTGCGGTACGGATTTAACCAGACAAAACGCTTTCAGGCGTTATCAATATATTTTATAAGAGGCAATCATGGCAAATAAAAAATTCACAACTTTGGAAGCGGATCCTACTACAGTAATAACAACACCGGCGCCAGGTGATTTTATTCTTATACACGATATCAGCGAACCATTACTTGCTAAACAAGTAAAAGCAATTACATACGCTGATTTAGTTAAATTGGTCACACAGACAGCGGTACAAGCATTAATAACTGGACAAACTACTGGTGATTTATTCTATGCAGATACCGCAACGGCATTGGCGAGGTTAGCTAAAGGAACAGCAGGGCAAACATTAAAAATGAATAGTGGCGGGACATTGCCAGAATGGGGCAATGGTGGAATGACATTAATTGAAGAAAAAGTGCTGGCTTCTCCTGCGGCAAATTTTGATTTTACTTCAATACCCACTACCTATAGGAATCTTCAATTAATAATTAATGCGCGTGGCACTAAAGCGACAACATTGGACTTTGTTTATGCAATATTTAATAATGATAGTGGTGCTAATTATGATTATGAAATATTGTCCGCTGTTGGTGGAACCGGCGGCGGTGGCGAAGGTTTAAGTCAAGTGCATGTTGTTCTTGGAGGTATTGCGGGGTCTTTGTGTAGCGCTGGTTTATCAGGTCACATACAATTCACAATAAGCGATTACAGAAATACAGTCTTTAATAAAGTATTAAATTCTTTGTCATCATTTAAAGTAGGAACTTCTTCCGGAAATTTATATTGTTATAACATATCTGGATTTTGGAGAAGTTCTAATGCTATTAATCGCATAACTGTAATTCCTGCATCTGATAATTTTGATACCGACTCTGTTGCATCTTTATACGGTCTTGCATAAGGAATATAAATCAATGGCCAAAATATATACAAAAGCAACTTGGACAGATGAAGTCCTTGCCGGTGACCAGCGTTTCGATATTTTGGATGATGACGGCGTCCCAATTTACGAAGATGTTCAAATCAATCTATCCACTGGAATTACTACTGTTGGATCGACCGTTGACGCCGCTAAAATGCAAAACCTCGAGGACGGTGTTGATGCCCTTGATTCTGAAATAAATGATACCGGTATTGATATTTTACGACTTCTGGCCGCTACTGAATTAACTTTAGCCACAGACGCCATTACGGTTACTCAAGGTACGCATAAATTACAACCTCAAACAGGCACAACAGATGAACTAAAGACCATTAGCGGTCTTGCGGTTGGACAGGTAGTCATCCTGTATATGTCCGACCCTGGCACCGATACTTTAACTATTAAACACGGCACAGGTAATATTTCCTGTTCTGGTGGGGCGGATATTACTTTCTCACAGGGTGCATTGATTTGTTACTCGAATGGGACAACTGTATTTGTGTCGGGGGGTGGGGGAGGGGCTTTAACTTATGCTACGGCTGCTGAGATTAATGCGGGTACAGAAGCGGCGAAGGTAATCGCGCCGGACCAACTTGCTATTGCGGGTAGATTTTGGAAAACAATGCTTGGCACACCAGTCAGAACTGGAAATACCACTTTTACTGTAACCGGAGATTACACAACTAAAATAGCAAAAGGGTTAATTATTAAATGGGCAGAAGGCGGTGTGACTAAATTCGGGATGGTTTCTATTCCGTCTACCTATGGGGCGCCGAATACCACTGTAACCATCATTGGCGACACAATGACCAGTATAGACGCAGGTTCATTAAAATACGGAATCGTTGGCGCTGAAGCCTTTGCGTGGAAGTTTGCCAGAGCTGGGAATATCGGCGCGGTCGAAGCGGATTTCTGCAATGCTCGCTATGCCGAAGAGCCGATGAAAGTTTTAGGCGCAGATTTACAAGTAGGTACAGCAGGTACGACCAATAGTACAACCGTTGATATCAACAAAAACGGCGCGACCATGTTCACGACCAAACCAACATTGGCTACAACAGTTGCTTCTTCCCCGACTCCTTTTACTGCTGATAACGGATCTGTTTTGGCTCTCGGTGATAAGATTACTTTAGATGCAGATGCAATCCAGACGACCAATGCCATTGATTTTTACGGAACATTGTATGTTTTACCATCGCGCTACGAGTTTTTGACTTAGGTGATTTATGACTTGGCGAATACCGAATAAAGACACAAAATCATTAGTCTCCATGAACGGGGTTAATAACGCTACAACATTTATTGATGAAAGCGGCAAGGCATGGACAGCAACAGGTGACGCTAAAATTTCTACCGCTCAATCAAAGTGGAATGGGTCATCTGGATTATTTAATGCGGGTGGAATTTACACACCTTATCATACAGATTTTGATTTAGGTTCAGCCAATTTTAGGTTGGCTGGTTGGTTTAAAACTGCTCAAACAACTGCTTATGCTACGCTGATTAGTAAATCGCCAGGGGCTTTTGGAACGGGAATGTGGTCATTATTAACCAGTAATACCAGTGCCGGCGATTTAGCTTTTTATATTTACGAATACAGCAGTTCTACTCCAATGCTCTTAACTGCTGGATCATTGATTAATACAAATAATTGGGTTCATATCGCATTGGTTAGATATGGGAATATTTGGACTATTTATGTTGGTGGAATATCAAAGGCGACTAGAACAACAGCAACTACAGTTACGGCTTTGAATGCAAGAGTTTATTTTGGGCAAGACCAAAATTACACGCGCTATTATGTCGGTTATGGACAGGAACTCTTTTTCTCAAAAGATGTGGGAAGTTGGACGAGCGATTTTGCTGTACCAACAAAACCTTATCAACCTTATAAAGCAATTGCACACATGCAAAAATAAAGGATAAAAATGACAACAAATATACCAGGTGCTGATTTCTGTCACTGGCAGGCATTGGTCAATGTTGAAAAATTATTAACCAATAATATTAAATTTGCAATCGTAAAAGCCGGTGAAGTTTATATCCATAAATTTCTAAAACCGTGCGTGAAGGATGAACTGCATGACCGTAATATTTCAGAATTAAAAAGAGTTGGAATTATCTGCGGGGATTATTATTATTTCCATCCTTCAGCGGGGGCATCCAAACAAGCGCGACATTATGCTGAAATTTATTCAAAAAATCCTCCTGATTTACCCCCCATAGTTGACTGCGAGGACACGGACGGATTGCCCCCTAAAGAAGTTGGCAGGCAACTTCTGGCGTTCATTAATGAGGTTGCGGTACGAATTGGTCGTAATCCTATTGTTTATTCTCGTAATGGATTTCTGGTTAATCAGGCGGGTAATCCTGATTGGCCAATGGGTACATTATTTTGGATCGCCCGATACGCGCAGACCATTGGTGACCTATCCCCAAAAATCAAGCCGAATGTGATCATATGGCAATACACGGATAAATTGAAACTACCAGGACTACCCGCAATGGATGGTAATTACTGGTTACGGTCTATGGATGAATTATTGGCATTGGCCAATAATCCTGCTCCTGTCATCGTTCCTGAGCCGGAACCAGCATCGCCAAAATTGAAAGCGGGTGATATTGGTATTGTTACCGCCAGCGTTTTAAATGTGAGAACCGGTGGGGGAACTGAGTTTAAGATTTTAGGTCAACTCTACAAAGACAATGAGATTAAGGCAATAAGAATTGTTAATAATCGCTGGGTAGAATTCCAATATAAGAAATATCCGAGTGCGTTTGCGGCATTTGAGGGCGAGCAAGGTATGTACATTAAACCAAAGTAAAGGATTGAGAACATGGGAAAAATGACATTGCAAAACATCGATATTAAAATTGATCAACATTTAATTGATCATAAAGAGAAAGGAGGCTATGACGAAATGATACGCCAGGTAAGAGATACAGTTTACGGTAAAAATCTTGACGATGGATTGTGTGCCGATGTAAAAGAAGTAAAAAAAGGATATGCTAAAATGATGGGTATAGAAATCGCTATCTTAATTACTCTATTGGCCAATCTCATATTGCCACGCATATTAAAATAAAGGAGGTGCTTATCGAATAATAATTAAATCCAATATTAAAAAGGAGTAATATGAAAGAATTCTTTAGTGGTGCATTTGAGAAAATAAAAGTATTTGCGAAGAATTACTTTTTTGTAGTTCTACTGGTTTTGTTATTTGTTGGATTATGGATAAGTGCAATTTCATCTTATCGCAATAAACCAATAACATCAATTATCCCAGAGGCGACTACTGAAATCGTGGCGCCTATCTCTGCGGTAGAAGTTGTGCCGATGGAAAATATGCCGACATCAAAACCGGCAATAATCGTAAAATCTACAATAACCCCAAAACCCACAGCAACTTTAAAACCGACTAAAATTATTAAATCGACCTTGGCGCCTATTATTAAACAAAATGCCACGGTTGAAAAAATAGAACCCAACTATGAGGAGAATACAATGGATGTTGTAAAATTATTTATGAACGCTTTGGCTTTTGTTGCTGCCAATGTTGTGATGATGGGATTCATTTCTGGAATCCTGGCGTATGTGAAACAAATCGGATGGTTGAGTGGCGGAAAATTAACCGCGCTCGGTTTCGGCTTATCGTTTCTGTTTGCGATCCCGACCCAGATAGCCGTTTTGCCGCCTAACGCTACATTTACCCTGCTGCAGATCACAAGTATTATTCTTAATGCTACCGCGATTGGATTATTTGTAACCGGCATTTATAAGAGTATTCAATCTGCTGTCGGAACTGACGAAGTAGCCAAGAAGTAGTTAACAACCTAACCTTTCTAGGCTGTTAAAGAAGAGGTCGTAATCATGCGGCCTCTTTTATTTTGATATATAATAATTATGGACGTTTTCTTCGTTCCTCCTTTTTGGTTGGTGGTCGGAATGGTGAACCGACCACCTATCATTTAATTTATGCTATAATGAAATTGATCGGATGGACTTTGTAGCTTCCATCCATAATAAACAGTCGGTGCCCTACCGACTGTTTTTATTCTAAAATTGTTTTGTTGTATAATATATTTGAGTGCGTGGGTAGGCTTGATAACCGAGAGGCACATTCAAAGTCAATCGGAGTTTTGCGCCCGTCTTACTCCGTAAATGACCAAAAAATAGATTGTTTAATGCAATATCAAAAGCATTCCCTGTTTATTTTTTGTTGACGGGATTAAATTATGGCCAACCCCTTAATCGGGGTTGGCTTTTATTCTAAAACTAGTTTGTAAATTCGCTTGACAAAGTGAAATTGTCGTAGTAATATTTAACCATAAATAGGGCAAATTTATGAATATAAAATCAAATTCGATAATAGACTTGGAAGACCCTGAAACTTATTGTCAGGAGCATGGCCATAATTGGGTTAATGATGGCGAAAAAGAGGGGGTACAGATAGAAAGATGTTCAACCTGTGATCAAACTCGACCATTGAAAGAATGTTTATTGTCTCCGAATGGAAAACACGAATATGGAAATCCTGTTGTTTTAAGACCGCCGGAATCAAATCGTTATTATGTTGAAAATGGGGCCGAGATAGAGACTATTAGAATTTGTAAATATTGTGAAAAGGAAATCAATGCTTAGGAGGATATTTTGAAATACACAAAAGAAATGATTAAAGAAATTTTAGAGAAACACCTAGAATGGATAAATGGTCAACCAGGTGGGAATAGGGCTGTTTTTGAATGGGGCGCCGATCTCTCAGACGCCGATCTCTCAGACGCCAATCTCTCATACGCCAATCTCTTACGCGCCAATCTCTCAGACGCCAATCTCTCAGACGCCAATCTCTCAGACGCCAATCTCTTACGCGCCAATCTCTCAGACGCCAATCTCTCAGACGCCAATCTCTTACGCGCCAATCTCTTACGCGCCAATCTCTCAGACGCCAATCTCTTACGCGCCAATCTCTTACGCGCCAATCTCTCAGACGCCAATCTCTTACGCGCCAATCTCTCAGACGCCAATCTCTTAGACGCCAATCTCTTACGCGCCAATCTCTCAGACGCCAATCTCTTACGCGCCAATCTCTCAGACGCCAATCTCTCAGACGCCAAAAATTTAATTACTGCCCGAGAGTTTATGGGTAATTTCAAAAAAGATAAGTTAGGTTTCTTGGTCTATAAACGCATTGGAGCCAATAAAACAAACTGCAACCCGCCTGAATACTGGGAGATTAAAAAAGGTGCATTCTTGGAAGAGGTTGTCAATCCACTGCCGACTGTAGCTTGTGCCTGTGGTGTAAATTTCGGGACCCTCGACTGGTGCAAAAGTAATTACATCAATGCTGATTTATGGCTATGCCGTATCCGTTGGGAAGATTTGCCTGATGTGGTAGTCCCGTACAATACTGATGGGAAGGCACGTTGTGGGCGGTTGGAATTGGTGAAGATTGTTGATTTGCATAAGGAAAAATAATAATGTCTTCAATTAATGAAAGTAAGCGTTTTAAAATAGCCGAAATTATCAAGTCAACGCGCAAGTCAATGAATATTACCCAAGAAGACTTTGGTAAAAAAATATCCGGTAATGATTTGTATTATTCTCGGCAGTCCATTTATCAATGGGAAAAAGGGATTGCCGTACCTGGGCGGGCATCATTAATGTTAATGAGCCAGAATAAAGAAAAATGGATCCGCGATTTAGCGGAACAAATTAATAACATCTTGGAGGTGAATAAATAATGTTGCAGGAACCACAGGTAATTAATGAGACCTTAGCCAAGGACTTTGAGAAGAATTATCGTTGTGCTGGTTGTTGGGGAAGATTGAAAATCTTCTATGATTGGCAAAACAAGACGTGGTTGGTAAGTTGTGCTAAAAATTGTGGCAGTAATGGTTTTGTCACCAACTATTTCGTAGAGCGACAATTAAATAATTCTGTTCAAGAAAAAATACTGTTTAATAAATTCCTGGCTGATATCATTATTCCTGATCATAAGAAAAAAACCAATGATCAATTATTAAAAGAATTAGGATATTAATAAAGGAGAAATGAAATGCCTATATTAGGTTTGACAGATAGGGGAATGGCCTTCCCAATGATCGGTAAGATCCGCAAGGGGGCCAAGAAAAAAGAAAATGAGAATAGACCTGGTGAAGATCTCACCTATTTTCGTTTGGATTTTGATTTGAATGAATCAGCAAGTGCTGAACTATTTAAATCAATATATGGCGATCAGCCACAATCAATAAACTTCCATTTACCCCCCAGCGAAACACTTGAAGATGTGGCATCGTTTTGGCTTGAGGCTTATACCGCTGGAAGAATGGTCGCAAGATCAGACGGTGAAATTTATCATTATCTGATTGATACCAAAAATAATAATGTGCTTGTACAAAATGGCGAATTGGTCGATCAGAAGGGAAAGACATATCCCTATAATCCCAAAGAACCAAGCGGTTACTATACCAGTCAAAAGACTGGCAAGGAAATGCCTATTTATTGTAAGCCAGTCGGTAGGATCAGGATTGTAATTCCTGAACTTCGCCGTGCCGCGTGGTTGATGTTTATGACCGGTTCTAAATATGATTGCATGAACCTGTCATCAGAAATCGCCACATTAACACAGATGCCATATCGTATTTCATCAATCCCATTAATATTAACAAGAAAGCCTCGTGAAATCAGTTGCCCGGATGCTAAAACCGGACAAAAGGTTAGGCGTACAAAATGGCTTGTCGATATTGAAATCAATCCGGCATGGTTTGGTCAACTTTTGGACCATGAAAAGAAAACACAATTCATCGAAAATACGGATTATAAAAAGTTAACTCCGGGCGTAAAAGCAGCTGGCAATAAATGGGATGCTATTCCCCTGTCAGAAGATTTGGGTGAAGAAGAGGATGATGGTGATTTCACCGAGGGTGAAATAATTCCTGAGAAAAAACACGGCTCGTATCCTGATCTTGATCAATTATCGGAAAGGGATATCACGACCGCATTTTGGCAGACAGCTAACAGAGCCAGGATAGAAAAAGAAATTGCCACTAATATTTTGAAGGAATGTGGTGGTGATTTTCAAAAAGCATATTTGGCAATAAAGGAACACATACCACCTAATTAATATTTGTTCCCCTCCTTTTTTATTGGGGTGGGGTAAGCGGACTTCCTCACCCCAAGAGAACTTTTACAATTGATTTGGACAAAGCCTTTGATATGCCCGCTCATAGTGAGTGGAGGCGATAGGTTAAAGGTCATATAAAGAAATAGTATTCAATCAAGATATGGCACCAATCCCGCTCAAAAACTACTGGACCTATCCGACCAAAACGGGGCATTGTGGAAAGGCAATAAATAGATATAATTAATAGCATAGGGCAAATAAAATGAGAATAAAAATCACTAAAACTTGGAGGGGCAATGGCGGCAAAAAGGAAATAATTTTGCGCGATAAAGCAATTGAATTACTAGAAGATCGTGGCTATTATACGCACGGAACAATCAACGAAATAGAAACACAGCTTTTGAAGGATGGAAAGCCAGTTACCCTTCAAACCCCATTTGCTTATTATGAATTCTCAAGGATAGGGAAATGAAAATGAAAATACTACACTTTGCGGATGCTCATATTGATATGGCTCGTTTCGGTCGGCATGATCCCGAAACTGGTTTGCCAATGCGTGTGGTGGACTTCCTGAAATCGTTAGATGTAATCATAGATGCCGCTATCAACGAAAAAGTAGACATGGTTATTTTCGCCGGTGATGCCTACAGAGATCGCACACCCGCGCCCACCTTTCAACGTGAATGGGGAAAACGGATGATGCGGTTATCATGCGCAAAAATACCAACTTTATTAGTTGTGGGTAATCACGACCTTTCACCCGCCACCGGAAGAGCCAATGCCTTGCAGGAATACGAAACTTTGGAAGTTCCCTATATCCGCGTGATCAATAAACCTTGTTTATTAACTTCCAAAGAATTGTTTGGATTACCAATTCAAATTATAGGCATACCTTGGATAACTCAATCAGGATTAATAGCAAATCAATTAACAGAATTAAAAAATATAAACGAGGAGTTGGGGTCAAGATTAACCGAATTATTAAAGAATTTTATTGAACAACTTGACCCGGGATTGCCAACGATATTAACTGCACATGCTTCAGTACAGGGCGCGATTTATGGTAATGAACGTGGCGTAATGCTTGGCAAGGATTTGATTTTACCCAAACAAATTATTTGTGATCCGCGCTTGGATTATGTTGCTTTGGGTCATATCCATAAATTTCAAGATTTAAATGAAAACAGTTATCCCCCAGTTATTTATCCTGGTTCGATTGAACGGGTTGATTTTGGCGAAGTCAACGATGATAAATATTTTGTGATTTCTAATATTGAAAAGAATGCGACCAAATATGAACTGCGAAAATTAACTGGGCGCAATTTCTTTGATCGAAAATTGGAACTGACCTCTCCTGAGAATATCAAAAATAAATTGGAACAAATATTACCTACTCAAAAAGAAATGAAAGACGCCATCGGTCGGTTAACAATTACCTATCCGCGAGAATGGGAATCCTTTATTGACGAACAAGCCTTGCGACAATATGTAAAAGATGCTTTTGAATTCCATCTTGTTAAACATCCGCAATCTAAAATAGGGAATAAAGTATCGACCGAGATATCACTATTAAATAAAACACCACAGGATCAACTTGATTTCTATTGGAAAAATTTAGGCTTGACTGAAGCCGAGATCAAAGAATTAAAACCATTGGCGGAGGAAATCATGGCAAGTATAAATAATAATGGTTCGAATAAAACGGAGAAACTATTATGATCCCCATCAAATTGAAGATCAGTGGTTTTCTATCCTACCAAAAAACCGTTGAATTAGATTTCACCAATTTTGATTTAGCTTGTATTTCTGGTTCCAATGGAGCCGGCAAATCTTCGATATTGGACGCAATCACCTGGGTATTATTCGGGCAAGCCAGGAAGAATGAAGATGACGCCTTGATCAATAGTTCCTTTGATTTGGCTGAGGTCGTTTTTGAATTTGAGTATGAGAATGGCCATTATCAAATTCAAAGAAATAAAAAACGAGGGAAAACAAGCACATTGGAATTAAGAATGCTCGACCATGAAGAAAAATGGACGGTGATGACCGAACACTCCTTGCGTGAGACCGAAAAGAAAATAGAACAAATTCTGCACATGGATTACGAGACATTTATTAATACTTGTTTCTTCTTGCAAGGCAAGGCGGATCAATTTGCTCAACAGACAGCAGGAAAGCGGAAAGAGATATTAAGTAATATATTGAATCTTAGCATTTGGGAAAGTTATCGAGAATTGGTGTCAGCACAGAATCGCGAGATTTCAAATGAGGTCATATCCATTGATGCTTGGCTATTGGAGATTGATAAGGAATTGGAAAAGGAAAAGGAATTATTAATCGAGTTGGATCGATCCAAGTTAAATCTGAAACAAAAATCTGAGATTTTAAGAGAAAAGGAATTGTCAATAGAAAATGCACGGCGCCAAATAAATCTGGCTAAAGAGTATGAAAATCTTTTGAAAACCCAAACTGCCAATTTAGATGATTTAAGGAAACAAAAATTAGATAATTTAACCATCCTCCAATCGCGACAGGATGAATTTAAATACTATGAGCAGATTTTGTCCGATGAAAAAGTAATCATTGAAAATAATAATAAACTTAAACATTTGCGCTTGGATCTGGAAGAATTTAATAAGCTTGAAAAACAATTCCATTTATTGAGCCAACAAAGATTGGAGCAGGAGTCTTTAATCGCAACAGAACAAGCAAGAATCGAACAGGAAATAATTAATCTTAAACAAAAAAAACAAAGACTGGATAATTTATTGATTGGTTTTGAAGAAAATAAAAATTGCATTGATTACGATAAGGCGGAATTAAATTCCCTAATGGAAAGAATAAAGGAAAAACCGATCAGGGAAAAACAACTCCTTGAATTTCAAAAATCACAATCCGATCTCAATGCGGAGAATAAACAATTAAGATTATCCATGGAGGAAATTAAAAATAAGATTGAGAAGCTTAAATCGGCTTCCGCTAATTGTCCTCTTTGTGGCCAAAAATTAACTTCCGAACATCAATCATCAATATTAATAGAATTGGAAAACGAGGGAAAAAACAATGGCAATAAATTCCGTGAGAATGAAAAAACCATTATAGAAAATAATGCTCTGATTATTAATCTGCAAGAAGAGATAGGCTTCTTGGAAGGAGACGAGGAAAAGAAACAATTTTTATTAAGGGACTTGGTTTCCTTGGAAAAAGATAATCAGATTATTGCTAAGGAAAAAGATGATTGGGAAATAAACGGGGGCGCTCAATTAGATGGACTGGAAGAAAAAATAAATAAAAAATATTTTGCGTTGGATGCTCGCGGGAGATTGACCGAGATCGAAGTTTCTATAAGATTACAGGGTTATAACGCAGAAAAGCATGAACAAATTATCCAAAATGAAATATCTGCCAAACAATATGAAGAGCGTTTTAATTTATTGGAAAAAGCAAAGGCCACTACACAACCATTAAAAAGAGAAATAGAAGAACTATCAAAGAAAAATATTGATTTGGAAGAGAAGACAAAAAAACAAATAGATATAGTTTTGCAAAGTAATCAAAAGTATGATCTGGCTTCCTCAAATTTACCCGATTTATCAATTATGGAGACTGAACTTGCGTCAATCCGAAATGAGGAAAATGAATTAAGGACTGAAACTGCACGCGCTGAACAGAATATCAACGTCATTCAATCAAAGAAGGAAAAGAAAACTGAATTAATTAATCAGCGTGAAGAAAAAGCAAAAGCAATCTCAAAGTTGGAATCTTTGGAGCGCGCCTTTGGTAAAAATGGTTTGCCGGCATTATTGATCGAACAAGCACTACCGGATATCGAAAATAAAGCCAACCAGATTTTGGACCAATTATCATCGGGGAAAATGTCATTGAGTTTTGCCACTCAAAGGGAACGGAAAAGCAAAAAGGATGAAGGCGCAATTCAAACACTGGATATTCTAATTAGTGACAATGAAGGTACGCGTGCCTATGAAATGTTTTCAGGTGGAGAAGCCTTTCGGATTAACTTTGCCATAAGGTTGGCATTATCCTACGCTTTAGCCAGGCGGGCAGGATCGAAACTACAAACCCTGGTAATTGACGAAGGCTTTGGCAGTCAGGATAGTGAGGGTCGGCAACATTTAATCGAAGCCATTAATCTTGTCATGGGAAATAATCGAAATGGATCAGAACTGGTTTCTGATATTCGCAAGATTTTGGTTATCACCCATCTTGAAGATTTAAAAGATGCTTTTCCCTCGCGTATTGAAGTTGAGAAAACCAATGAAGGTTCGGTATTAAATCTAATTAATCAATAGGCAATAACATGAAACCATTTAACCAACTTTATGACATTCCTAAAAATATTGAATATCCACATTCTAAAGAAATTGAGGATATTGTAGGATTAAGAATTAATAAAGGGATGGCCATAGATCAACCCTGCGAACTTGGTTACCATTGTCCGGTTTGTAAGTATGAAATGATAACCAACGGAAATTTCGATGAGAGGTTGACCTGGAGTGAATACAATGGTTTTTTATTCTGCTATGTTTGTAATCGGGATTACCCATCATTTTTATGCCAACCAGATATTGATAAAGCGATTGAAAACTTTTTGTCATTCTTGAAATCCTTTAAGGATAGGAATTAAATGAACCATCTTGAATCTTTTGCATTAATTGGGTTGGGGATTATTGGATTAGCCATTTTAGGACTCTTTATCTATATGATTATTGAATTGCGGAGGCGAATATGAGATATGCAGAAGATTTTAATTATTGGTTGACTACGGTTCATCCTTCCAAAAGTCAGGGTGAAATTATGGCATTGCTTGAAAACTTTGGAATTGAGAATATCCAGGTATCTCAGGCTGCGCGCGATGGAAAAGCGGCGTTGTTGGTTCGTTTTCACTGGAACGGAAAGCCGTATAGATTTACATTTGTACCAATGTTATGCAGGAACCCAAAACGAATAGTTAAATTTGGCGGGAAAAGCAGACCTGCAACCGAGCAAGCCCGTTATCAAATGGGTAGGATCGCGGTTTATTTCATCAAGGCGATTCTTACAGCCGCCGAGGTTCAACCAGACGCTTTATTTGGTTTCCTTGAAATTCCTACGGTTATCAATGATGAAGGATTGCCCTTGACAATGGCAGAAATAGATTTGAATTTATATAAAGCAATCCCCGCTAATTTGAACGATGACATGATTGATGGTGAAGTGAAAAATATTAATGGATAAATTAATTTTAATTTTCATAATCTTTGGTTGGGTTACCGTTCTTGTTTGTATTGGAATAATAATTATTGTGAGATTAATAAGAAGGCGAAAATGAATAAAACAGATGAATTAAAAACCATTATAGTAAAGGAACTGATTGATAATGGTCATATCGGCAGACAGAACACAATCCTATGTCAATATTTAATTGACAATATTTATCGTGATTATAGAATCACATGTACCGAGGCTGAAATTCGTAGGGCAATTAGTTCAGCGCGAAAAGATGGTTGTCTAATCGGTTCAGCTTCCACGGCTAAACCTCATGGATATTACATGATTCAAACGATGGATGAATTCAATAATTTTATTCAACAGGAAATTGGTGCCAGACTTGCTGATTTAAGTCAGACGGTAAGGGCGATGGAAAAATCAGCAGAGAAAAAACTAGTTATCCCGATACAACCCGAGTTAGTTTTGGGCATTAGAGAATATGGCAATAAACTCGCGCCGCTGGGCTTGTTAAATGTTTTAACAAAATGAAAGCATCATACTTGATAAGTTATGGGTTAAATCCGAAAAAGCTCTTAAAGCGCCATGAAATTGACAAATTGACTTGGCGTCAGATTTCTGATGAAATTGGAATAAATCCGAGTTATGTGTTCAATTACGCGGTTCATGGAATAGAGCCAACCAATCCTGAAATTAGAGCAAAATTGGGATTAAAAAAGATTTGTAAGACATGCAAAAGACAAATAAAAGATATGCCCAAAACTTATCGCCATTTAGACGACCTAAAACCAAGTGAAGTTTTGTATTTATTAAATCATAGGGAGATAATGAATGAAAAATAATAATAGCGAAGCAAGAGGATGTTTCAATATGATTTTATTTTCAGTAGTTTTATGGATATTGATAATTTTGATTATTCGACTAATTCAGGGTATCTAAATGGATCATGCTGAAAAGATAGTCGACTTTTACAATCACATGGTTATTGGCAGAGGTTATTCCAAAAAAGAAATTGCCATTGGAATTGAAAACGAAAACATTGCCTCGCAGACCATGCTTGCCGGCTTTGAGGCAAAGGGTTTACTCCTTTACGAAAACGAGGAAGGCAAGATTTATAAATTCTCGCCGGCTAACCAGGAAAGATTAGCGATAGTTAGTGCATTTAAAAAGTTGGATATTCAAGAGCAAAAAAAGATAAGGAAACTTTTTAAACCGTTTGAGAAATATTATTGCATGTCAAGATTGTCGGAGAATTCAAAAATTGAACTGATTGGAAAAATAGGAATCTGGACGGTATTGCATAATGAGTAAACCTGTAATTATTGGTGACTGTGTTTTATATTTGGGTGATTGTTTAGAGGTTATGAAATCTATCCCTGACAAATCTATTGATGCGGTGATTACAGACCCGCCGTATGGGCTAGATTATCAGTCCAATATGAGAGTGCGATCCGAGAAGTTTGACATATTGGAAAATGATAATAATGATTCACGACTTCAATCATTTCAATATATTTTTAGGGTTATGAAAATTGATAGTGTGTTTGCTGAATTTGCATCATTTAAAAATTATGCGGTTGATTACATTGAAGCCCAAAAAGAATTTGAAATTAAAAACTGCATTGTCTGGAATAAAGGCGGGGGGGGTATCGGTGACTTAGTTCATAGTCTGTCAACAGACTATGAACTAATCCTGATATGTCATAAAGGCAGTGCAAAAATCAGAGGAAAAAGAAACGGAAGTGTCTGGGAAATTGGCAAGGTTAATCCAAATGATATGAGTCATCCAACCGAAAAACCAACCGCAATTATAGAAATGGTTATTGATAAATGGACAGACGCGGATAATGTTGTTTTTGACCCCTTTATGGGTTCTGGCACAACAGGCGTGGCTTGTATTCAAACAGGACGCAAATTCATAGGAATAGAAATAGACCCAAAGTATTTCGATATTGCCTGTAAACGGATAAGAGATGCCAACCAACAGATGAGGTTAAATATATGATGTCATCAACAAAAATGGTTCCCGTTGAAAGTAATACGATTGAAAAACAAAAAGATCAAGCCTATCAAACCGATATATTAATCCGGCAATGTCATTTTGAGATTGAAAGATTGAGTTTGCCGTTGGCCAAAGCTCTTTACGAAATGGAAGAGCAAAAACTTTATGAAAATCTTGGCTACAAATCTTTTAATGCTTATTTAGCCGATCCAGAAGTAGGGATTGCCAGATCGACCGCTTATAAACTTAAAGGAATTTATAAAGATTTGATATTAAATCAGTCCATCCAAACTGACCAATTAATTCAGATTGGCCAGGATAAATTGGACATCATCCGTAAGTACATAGTTCAACAACCCGCACTTACCCAGGAATTATTAGCGGATGCCAGGACATTAAGCAAGACCGACTTACGTAAACAGATCCGCGACAAATTTAATGATCAGGAAATTATGAGGCCTGTAATTATGGCGAATTGGGAAAGGGTAGCTGAGCATTTATTTGAGGATTTTAATAAGGTATTAATGTTCTATGAAAAACAGACAGATAATTTTCCGTCTATAAAGGAATATAAAGATGCCAAAAAAGGAGTATGGAATGAGTAAAGACGCGATTATGAATCAAGTTGTTTTGGATATGATATTTTTGATGCTTGAAAGGAATGGAATAAATTTTGAGGCTAATGCTTTTGAGAATAAATTAAGAATAGACATTGATCTTCCAGTAGCCGTTGTCAGGAACTCAAAGGGCGAAATTACCAAGATCGGGATTATTGAAAACATAGTAAAAAAGTAATACAATATCACTATGGAAATCATTATCAATCAGTCTATTTTTATTAATAAAATCTCTTTGGTGGGTATTCCTGCCGCGCTTATGACTGAGCGTGATTTCCAGGTAGGAATATCCATCCGAGGGATTTTGTTATTAAGGTCTTAAACATGGGATTCACTTATTACTGGCTTAAATTGTGGTTTGATATTTTGAATGATCCAAAAGTTCAAATTCTCGATGATCATACCTGGCGAAGATTTGTGGAGATACTTTTGATTGCCGGAATGGAAAATGAAGGTGGATTCCTTCCAACACCCGCAGAAATGGCTTGGAAACTTAGGACCACAACGGAAGACATTGAATCCGTTTTAAATATATTGATGAAACTAAGAAAGCCGATAATTGTCAAAGAAAACAATAGATTTAAAATAAAGAATTTTGAGAAACGTCAGGCGAAAATATCTGGTGCCGATCGGCAGCGAGGTTATCGTGAAAGACTGGCAAAAGAATCTTATGATAATGGCTATACGACTACGAAACGTAACTTAAATAATAACGGACAAATTACGAATCGTAACGCAGATATAGATACAGATATAGAATCAGATATAGATATAGAGAAAGAACCATCATCACTAAACAAAAATCACAGTAATTATTCTTTTGAAGATTTATCATTACCTAATTATTTTCCAAATGAGATAATGAATCCAACCCAATTTGAAACGATAAAAGCAATGATTGATGTGTATTTCTCGGATAGGGTAAAAAGAGCTTTTGAATGGGCTGCCAAAAAAGGCATGATATTAGGCGAAGCTGTTATTGCGGTGGAAAAATGTATCCGGGATTTTGATAACCCTAAAATGCCAAATCTAAACACAAGAGAAGCCAGGATCAAATTCTTTTCAGGCAATGGATATGACGATTGGAAAAGACTTCAGGAAAGACAAAAGGTGCAATAATGGGCGATAAAACAAAAATCGAATGGGCGGACGCCACTTGGAATCCGGTTGTCGGTTGTACACCAGTTAGTGAGGGCTGTAAAAACTGCTACGCAAAAAGAATCTACGAAAGATTTCATCCCGGGCAATCATTTAGAAAAGTGAATTGTTTTCCAGAAAAATTAATGGAGCCGTCTCATTGGAGAAATCCCCGAAATATTTTTGTTTGCTCAATGAGTGATTTATTTCACGATGAAGTTCCGGATGAATTTATCTCCCAGGTATTTGATGTGATATTCCATAACCGGCGACATATTTACATGATTCTGACAAAGCGTCCGGAGCGTATGAAAACATGGGTATTATCCAATCAGGAGAAGTTCTGGCATTATCACGCGCCAGGTGAATCTCAAAGCGAATACGTGTCCGCGCCATATCCTGATCCGTGTCTCTGGCTCGGGATTACTGTTGAAAATCAAAAAGCCGCCGATGAAAGAATCCCTATTCTTTTGAGTATTCCAGCGAAAGTTAGATTTATAAGTTGTGAGCCATTACTTGAACCCATTAATTTATATGATTCTAAACATTTAATTGGTAGTCATCCGACATGGCTTGATGGAATTGATTGGGTTATTGTGGGCGGTGAGACAGGTCAATCCGCAAGGCCAATGAATCCTCTATGGGCATTGCACATTCTCTCGCAATGTGAAGATACTAAAACGCCATTCTTTTTTAAAAAGATGGGAAACAATAAATCTCGATTATTGCGTGGTCGAGAATGGAATGAATACCCAAAATGAAAAATCCTTCAGAGCATGATGAGCAGGTTTCTTTATTCAATTGGATGCGGAGATTAGAAAATAAATATGAATTATTAAAGTTCCCCTTCCATGTTCCCAACGGCGGTTTTAGGCACATTTCAACAGCCATGCGATTAAAAGCTGAAGGCGTTAAACCAGGAGTAAGTGACATTTTGATTTTGGTGCCAATGCACGGGTTTCATGGGTGCATTATCGAAATGAAAGTCGGTAAAAATAAACCCACGCCGGACCAAAGACAATTTTTAGATGATTGCCATAATTTCGGTTACTCGGATCATGTCTGTTATTCGTGGCTTGAAGCAGCCAGGATAATTTGTCAGTATTTTGATTTACCGTTGGATATAGTACCAGAGGACTAAATTAAAACTGTAATTCTTGGTCATTGTACATTTTGCGGCGCACCTCTTGAAGATGGAGATGTTTACGGGCCGGATAATCTACCGTTGTGCAGTTTTCATAATAGCAAATTCATGCAGATTCTTTATTATTTCAACACAGGAAAATTATTACCGGAATCTGAAATAGAACGGATGACAGATGAAAAAATTTATCTCGATTGCCATCCCATAGAAAAACAATTATCACTTAGGTTAGAAAGCAAAGGATAATAATGCCACAAATATTTAATTGGCTACTTAGGATTTGTGTCATTATATTTATTGCGTTTATTATCGCCTTGTTCAATGAGCGAGCAGATCAAAACAATTTCACAGATTTTACTGAGGATTAATAGGTGAAAGCCAAAGATTACGCTAAACGGTATATTGATAATCCTACGGATAAAGAATTAGTGGAAATAGGTCGCGATTTTATATTGGAAATCAAATCAATTACCAAACTAAGAAATGTGAAAACCAATGCGGGATTAAAAAGTATAGTTATTGAACTTGATAAAAAATGGAAAGCATTTGCTAAAGAAGTCGGAGGAGGGATTATTAATCCTGATGGATTTATTGAATTATTGAAATATAAATTTGGAAATATTTACGATCAGTTAATGGAGGAACAGAAATGATAAAGTTGCATTTGACTAAAGGACAAGCCTATAAAGCATGGAAGGAAGGACAAAAGAAATGACAGGCAAACAACCACCCAAAGTAATTTATTTGCAATTTGATCCTAATCCGAACGGTGAAACTACTTGGTGTGAGGATAGGATAAACGATGATGATATTGAATATGTACGGACAACCTCTAAATTAGCCAATCAAGCCGAAACAATTAGACTGCTGAAAGAGGATAATAAAACAGCAATATTTTTTGTAGATTTAATTGCGGAAATGGATCCCCATAAAGATACTGTTATTGCTATGGAGCAAGCGCAATCCTATAAGAAATCACACGAAGACCTAATGAAACAACTGGAGGAAAAATAAAATGAAAAACGATAATTTAATTAAATCTTCGAGTGATGCAATAAATAAATGGAGTAAAGTAAAAAGTGGCGTTGCCGGCGATACAATTTTTTCAGCTAAGATGTTGATCTATATTTCTGTCTTACTGGAAAAACTTGTTAATAAACCAACAAAGATAATAAACATAACAATATTTGGCAATAAAAATAAAGAATGACTAAAAACCATCTTGTAAATTCGCTTGACAAACCAATGTCCTTGTAGTAATATTTAAGCATAGGGCAAAATAAAAATGATAATCAAAAGAATTGATGGTAAGTGGTTATTCCGGGGCAAACGCCAGGAACTAAAAAAATATGAACTGTCTTTGACGCAGAGGATCGGTACAGAGAGTGCAAGAAAAGATCAACCGATTATTACTCATATTGATTATCCTCAGTTAATAGCATTACAAAAACAATTATTTGGCGTGACAGTTGCGGAGATGGGAAGATGAAAAAAGTAATTATTGCAATCATCATCTTACTTATTATTTTTATAATATTAAATTCGTTGGATTTGCCGATCGGATTTTATTTTCCTCCACCCATGGATTTTATCTACTGCACTACAGAAGAATCCTGTTTTCACGAAGAAGCGCATAGACTGGATTGGCAGTTAGGTTTTCCAAGCAAGGGCATTGAATTCAGAAAGGCCATGGATGAAATACCGGAATTATCAGAAATACCAATTGGCCCTGGTGAAAAATATTCAGAAGCCTATGCCAATTTTTACGCGATATTCGAGGGAAATGTGCCGTGGCCATACGTAAAATTTTATTCACTGACAAAGACTTGTGACCCTGAAATTCAAGCAAATGGTGAAACAATTATTATCTGTAAAAGTAAAAGGAGATAATGGATGGGAAAAACAAAAGACCCAATATTGCATGGAGTAGATTTGCAAGTTTCGACATATTCGAGTATGGCAACACCAAAAATGACATTAAATGATTTTATGTCTACAAAGAAATTGGCAATCGAATCCACAATATTATCAGATGATTATTTGAAGGCAATAATTAATCTTGCCCCAGTTTTGAATACTGGAATTTCTATCGTGGCGAAAGAACTATTATCCCTTCGCCAACAGGTCAAGGATTGGAGAGAGTGTGCAGATAAACTTGCTAAGGCGATTGAGGATTTATTAGATGATGGTAGTGATAAACCAACTTGGTATGAATCGTCTTATGAAGAGTATCAAGATCTACTCAAAAAATATCCAGAGGTGAAAAAATGATACGTAAAGGTAAATTGATTAAATCAAATGGTAAGTTTTATTTTGTGCCTGATGACTTGGGCATGGCCTACGATCTGCAAATGGTGCATACCCAGGATTTTGCAGATATTGGCAAAATGAATGCAAAGATTGATGAAATTGGCGGCGCTCTGAAACTGTTACCGCATTATGCTGGTGGCTGGATGCCTACCATTGGCATTCACCGCCAAACTTGGGACCAGATCCCGGATGAGTGGAAAGTTAAATTTCAATCCAAAACCCATATTCTTTTATATGACGACACGGCAGTTTTAAATGCCGATGATAATGTCAATGATTTTCCCTCTATCCCTGTTTTCCGTAATGTAGATTTGGTCTGGATAAGTGATGATGATGTATGGACGAAATGGAACCAGAATGAATTCGGGTATCGGTATCAGACCGTGCCAATGCCGATACCGGATCCGAAAACCCCGCCGTCAACAAATAGCGGTGGAGTTGGAACAAATACTCCAATATCTTCAGCAATTAATCTAAAACTTGAATGCTTGAAATTAGCGGTAAAAATCGCTATACACAATGGGGCTATTGGCAATATCAT